TAAACAAACAAACAAATATTTTATATTATAGATTTACATCTATACTAGGTGCATCAGCAACAAAGTTTTTCCTCTTATTTGAATTTGGATTATGGAAACAATTACGCATATGTGCTGCCAAACTGGATTTATTCTTACCATTAAATACCTCACAAAATTGACACAACATTTTATCACTTTTATATTGACCGGTTCCCATCAAATATTTATTCAAGCTTGGCATTTGCATTTCTTCCAGTTTGTCCAACATTTGCTTCGACATTGTTTTTAATATATCTATTGCCTCCATTTTTCTCAAACCAAATTCACTGAATTCTTTAATTATAGCGGTTAAATCACTATTATTCATTATTTGATGCTCATCTTTTACTTCTTTTTCTGTCTTTGTAACTAAATTCATCACATGTACCGACAATTTATCAACTATATCAATAGCAACCTTTATCTTATTTGGGTCATATTCAGCATTTGGTATATAGACTAATATAAGACCATTTATGATGTCAATATGAAAATCACTTTTAAATGTAATTGGACTACTTTGTGACATAAAAATACCGTGTTTTTTCTGTAATTGTACATCTCTCTCAAATTTCTTTACCTCTTCTGTATCTACTGAACCGGTATAGTTCTTATTTTCAAACAAAATAGTAGGTTTATTTGAATCACAACGATTCACTCTAAAATCACAAGTTGCTGTCTCACTTCCACATCGTATTATCTCATCACTTGGCATCAACTTTTGAAGCACATAATACAACTCTGTTTCAGATATATTACCCTTTTTATTCGAATTGTTCTTGTATTTATTCAAAAAATTATTCATCTCTCCTGCTAATGCATCTTGACTTTGTTTATTACTATGAATATTATTCTTCACTTGTTGAATATTATTCAATGTTCGGTCTTCACTTGATTGTATTAAATTACAAATTGGTTGCTGAACTTGTGACACCATCTTGCTAAACTGATTATCTATATTCTTCATAATTTCACTGTTTTCTTCCTTACTTGTTTGCTCTAATATCCGCTTGGAATTAGAATTCATTATATTGAAATGCTGTTGAAGTGATTTATCTAATTTATGATACCCTTCTTGACTACGTGGCATAAATTCGTTCAATAACAATTGCGTCTTTGCAACTAAATTATCATGATTACGCTCTAATACTATTTGCATATTTCCTTTTTCATTTAATGCGCTGTTTTTCATTGCTACTTTTAATTCATCCATATAATCTTTCTTTAATTCCATCAATTTTAATGAAAATCCTGTTTCAAACTTACTTAACGTATTATTCATATCGCTAACAATTGACAACATTTTGGATATATTATTTTCATTCATAGTTGATGATAAATTTGTTGAAAGTTTCTTTATCATATCAATAAAAAATAAATTTATTGTTTCTATATTTATATTCGGATGCTGTTGGTAAAAAGATATAACATCTACATTTTTTATTATTATTCCCTTATTTGACGACATAATATAAATGATATTTTATATTATTTTCATAATTATGTTTAAACCATTTTACTTACATTGATTTACATTTCAAGGTTCCAAATAAAAACTTGAATATATTAAATGTCTTATTATATTCTTTATATTGTTTCATAAAATACATTATAAATCCAACAATAATTACACCAATATTTAATTTAAGTATTTTATCATAATATATTAATAATTCATTTGCTTTATTTGTTTCGCCTTTTTTATTATAGTATTCTACATAATTATACAAAAATAATTTTATTATCAATAATCCAAACGCAACCAGTGTAAATAATAGGCTCATTTTATTAAAAATTACAAATACAATCCATATTAGTAAAGCTGATTTGAAATTTTCTAATGGTGATATAATCTCATCCGCATTACTTAATCCAATTGAAAAATATGTGATTAAAATTGTTATTATGTTTTTTGCATACATATTGTTACTAAGAAGTTTTTGAACCTTACAACCTAATGTCTCCGCAATGAAATTACCACTCACTGCTAGTAATAATAAAAACACTCCTAAAATATTATTGTTCATTTATATTATAATATTTATTTATATTATTTATTATTTATTTATATTATTTATTATTTTTGTTACTTAATGTTTATCAATCAATCAATCATTCATTCATTCATTCATTCATTCATTCATTCATTCAACATAATAATTATTAAGATTACAAGAAAAATAAGTATCATAAATTAAATTTATCTCATTCTTTATATAGAACATTCAAATAGATATAAAAATTATATTATTAATATCAGATTCATTTATGACACCAATTTGACACTCTGTATTATAAACAGGAATAGGAAATGTTGTGTTTGTTTTAGGTACATAATAACTACTTCCTTTGTAACTCAAAAGTCTATAACATTGTTCTTCAGTTTGTTCTTCAGTTTGTTCTTCAGTTTGTTCTTCAGTTTGTTCTTCAGTTTGTTCTTCACATTGGTCTTCAGTTTGGTCGTCACATTGGTCGTCACATTGGTCGTCACATTGGTCTTCAGTTTGGTTTTCAAATAATATATGAATATTATCTATCAAATAATCAAAGAAATCCACTTCTTTTTCTTTTTCTTTTTCTTTTTTTTCTTCTTCTTCTTCTTCTTTTCGTGGATCATAATAATCTCCATTTTCATTTAAAAACAAATCAGAATCAGAATTAAAATAATATTCTTTAAAATTATATTCCATCACTTTCAATAATAAAATTGTGACCAATAAAAAAAATGAAAAATAAAAATGAAAATGAAAATGAAAATAAAAATAAAAATAAAAATAAAAATAAAAATAAAAATGAAGTAAAATATTTTTAATCCAATCACTACTTCACTTAATTTTTCAGAATCAAAGTCAGAGTCAGAGTCAGAATCAGAGTAAAAAAGAATAAAATAATGAATAAAATAAATACTTTGCAAATTATTTATTTTATTGAAGATGAATTTAATAAATATGGAATAAAACATATTTCCCAAGAAAGTTATGAGATATTATATCATTTCATTTTAATGAATTCTGTGTAAATACAATTTACTCTGTATGCTTATCTAAATGATAATTAAGCAAATAAACACTTTCAAATTTTTTACCACATACATTACAATCATAACTCATACCCAAATGTTTAAATCTAATATGAGTCATCAATTGAAACTTCTGATGATATTTTTTTTCACAATAATTACAACTGTGTTTTTTTTCTTCATGGTTCTTCATATGGGTTCTTAATGCCCAACGAACAGCAAAGGATTTATTGCAACCTGGATGAACGCAATGGTATGGTTTATCGAGACTATGCTTAAGTCTGATATGTGTATCAAGATGACCAGACTGATTAAACTCTTTATCACATAATTTACAAACATATTTGTTGTATTTACGCAACTTCAGTGACTTGAATTGAACATCTTTGCTAGGTTTAATATAATAAGGTTCTTTTGATAAATTCATTTTTATCAATAATCAATAATCAATAATCAATAATCAATAATTAATAATCAAAAAATTGTGATCACATGTCAAAAATAAAAATAAAAATGAAAATAAAAATGATAAAAAAAATATAAATAAAAAAAATATAAATAAAAAAAATATAAATAAAAATAATAATTCATTGTTATTATATCTCACAATTTTTCAATATGAATAATGAAATTACATCAGTATATGGTGTGCGTATGAATAAATTAATCATTTCGTTTTCCAAAGATATTCTCAGTAAAGAATTTTCTAATGATGATTTTAAGAGTTATTGTAACTTATTAACAAATGAAGAAAAACAATTGTTGCTGAAGAAAATGAAAATTTATCAACTCCAAAGATTTTCTATTAAGAACAACATTTGGAAAGATTTTTCTGATAATTTATTAGGAAACAAGAAAAGAGGTTTTCATCAATTTGCAGGAATTAATTTTGCTTCCAAAATTAAAGAAAAATTTACATACCATAGTGAATTCTATAAAATGACAGAATTTCGCATTATTTTACAGCAACATTTTCTTCAGAAGAATGAACAAAATATACGTCGTGATGCAATTGAAATGGATACACTGTTTAAAGAAAAAATCGCACTGTTTAAAGAAAAAATCGCATTAATTGTTCAAATTTATCGCACTAGAAAACTAAATACACCTTCAAGTTTTGATGATATTATTGGTCCCGATATTATGTATGCTTTGCCTTCTTGTGATAGAAATAAAATCATCAATTTGATGAATACTTATCATGAATAGATTTATTAGATTATATTCATAAATGAAATAAAATACAATAAAATGAAATACAATACAATAAAATGAAATACACTACAATAAAATGAAATACAATACAATAAAATGAAATACAATACAATACACGTGTGAAAATAAATAACCTATTGATTTTTTTAATTTACAGTAATACTCTAAAAAAGTGAAAAATAACTCCAAGACTTTTTTTGAATTTGCTTTTTTGGACATTTTTAAAAATGTCCAATTTCAGGATTTCTGAAAAAACATGTTGAAAAGGGTAAAAAAAATGACTTTCTTACCATATCAGTCACAAAGTTAAAAAATAAGTGAAAATTTTGTTACCATAATTTTTCAACAAGAATCCACCAGATTTGCTTAAAAGGGGCAACATTTCCCTTTTTAAGCAACAACAAATATTTTGATATAGAAGATATATTTTATTACCATTTATGATAACAGTTTTTATATACATAAAATAAATGTTGCTAGGTAACTTAAAAGGTGCACATTTTGCTTAAAAGGTGCACAATTTTGCTTAAAAAGGGTATTATTATTTTTATGATATAAATATAAGATTTATATATTTATAATAATGGATGAAGAACCAATAATATATAAATGTGAAACGTGCAAATATTCAACAACACGAATAGGAAATATAAAATCACATAATTTAAGCAAAAGACATAAAGATAAAAAAAATGTAGAAAAATCAAACATTATATTTAAATATCAGTGTAAAATATGTAATTATAATACAAATACTTTATATCATTATAAGAGACATTTAGAAAGTTTTAGACATAATAAAAATGAACAAACTAGTATAAATACAAATAACAATTATGATACACATAAAGATACAGATACAGATACAGATATAAATACAGATACAGATATAAATACAGATAAAGATACAGATACAGATACAGATACTTCTTCACAAGAAGAAAAATCTGGATTAAATTTTACAGAAGATATGTTTTATGAGGTTATAAACTGTAATAAGCAATTAATGAATATAGTTCAAAATGGGACAAATAATATAACAAATAATATGACAAATAATATGACAAATAATATGACAAATAATATGACAAACAATACAAATACATTTAATCTTAATTTTTTTCTAAACGAAACTTGTAAAGATGCTATCAATATGAAGGATTTTATAGAATCAATAGATGTTTCAATATCAGATCTAAAAATGCTGGGAAATAAAGGATATGTGGAAGGAATATCTAATTTAATGATAGATAAGTTAAATGAACTGGATATATCAAAAAGACCAATCCATAGTAGTGATGCAAAGCGTTCAACAATTTACATAAAAGATGATGATGTATGGGAAAAAGATGACAAGGATAAAATGTCAAAGATTTTATGGGATATAGCGAGATTAGAAACATGTGCGTTAGAAAAGAAATATAAAACTGAGTATCCAAATTGTGAAACGGATCGAGATTCAAAGGAGCATGATGAATATTGGCGGATATATATAAATGCACTTGGAGGTAAAATGAGTGATATAGATGAGATGCAGAAGAAAGTAATAAAGAAGATAATTCAGAATGTCACGATAGATAAAACAAATTGAGTTGATTATTTTTATAATATTTAGTTATTTTATATGGCAAAAACAAAAAGGCGTGAAACAAAAAGACGTACAACAAAAAGACGTACAACAAAAATGAATAGAATAAAACGAAAATATTCTAAAAAAATAAGAAAACCCAGACATAAAAAGAGAGTATTTAGTAAGAAAAAAAGAAAGACAAAGAAGAATAAAAAAATGTATGGGGGAAGCCCTGATAAACCTAACAGCCCTGACCCTAATGACCCTAATGATGATAATAATAATGATTATCCTAATAATGAAATACCTAGTTATAATTTAAATAGTAATATGCCTAATATTACTAATATTCCTAGTGGTCCTATTATTCCTAGTCTTTATAATAATTATAATCCTAATTATATTGAACCAATAAATAAAAAACCAATAAATGAAAAAAATGAAAAAAATAAACAGAATAATATTTAGAAGAAGATAATTATGGTAATTTTATTTCAATTATTTTAATATTTTTTATAATATTAATGAAGATATTATAAAAAAGTGAAAAATAGCTCCAAGACTTTTTTTGAATTTGCTTTTTTTGGACATTTTTAATTTTTAATGTCTATTTTCAGGATTTCTGAAAAAGAGTGTTCTAAAAATGTGAAAAAACCACATCATTGCCATATCAGTAACAATTATGAAAAATAAGCGAAATCTTTTTGTGATTGTGTAAGTCTTACATTAAGACCAATTCTACGAGCATAGTTGTCACAAATGTAAATACTTATAATATAAATATCTCAATGTATAATTGCGTTTGATGTTACACATATTTTAATTATTGAATATATATGCAACATCAAACAGAAACTGAAGAACAATCTAAAGACAAAATAGACCTGAATAATCATATGATAGAATTATTATCTCTTCTTCGTAACGGTAGTATTGTTTCAGGAAGCGAAGAACACACAAACATATATAGACAAAGATGCTTACAAAAAGCATATTTTACATTATGCACTAATATATCAGGAATACTTTTAGATATGAACATTCTTGAAGATACACAACCAGTTAGAAATCTGTTGGATATAACAGCAATGTACCAACATCAACTTATAGACCCTAACCAGTTACAAAAATATAACAAATGTCTTGCCTTTGTTCAATTGCCATCAAATGAAAATTGAACAGCAGAAAACCAGTGTTCATCTTCGATTTTTGAATGTTTAAAACGTATTCCAAAATACTTTTCGTAAATACTTTCACAAATATTTACATCACGTGATTCTCTTAATTCATAAAAACATTTTTCAAGTTCATTCAAGTTGTTAAATTTCACGAATCTTCGATGATTTCGTACATCTGTCAAATCATTTGAGGAATTCAGATATTCATTGTTGGGGAACCAATATGGAAACTTTAAATATTCAATAAAAGTATATTGATGATCTTTATCTTTACAATGAAATGTATCTTGATTTGATTGTATAATACAAGCCTCTTTTCCAACTTGTACTACAGAAAATTTATGGTAAGGAGTATAAAATGTGTATAGCATATTACCCATCTCCAAAATTGTTGGCAATTGTTCAAAAGAAGACTTGTTATAAATATCTCCAATCGAACTAATTGTTAATTCTTCATGTTTCAAGAAAAAGAATATGGCTGCTGCTGTGCTTGTGCATGAATTTTCATCAAACCCTGTATAATAATAATTTAATCTTGATGAGATAGACGTGTTTATTATTTCTTCGTATTGATACATCACTTTACCTCTAATTCTTTTGGGTATGTCATCAATGTTTTTATTACGAATAAAATCAATCACATCACAAAGTGTCATAATCTTTTCATTTCCTTGTAATTCTTCTTCTTTTGTAAGGAATGGAAAAGATTGGATTGATTGTTTGGATTGCATATTTATTTCTCGTATAAACAAGATATGATAAAATTAATTCAATCAAAACGAATTGGTTTGTGTGACCGACGGGCGTTTGGAACGTTATGGTATTAAGAATATAATTCCCATTGAGATAAACTTTCATAATTGTAATCAAATCCCTACATCATACGGCATACATCATTCATCATACGGCATGCATCATACATCATTCATCATACGGCATGCATCATACGGCATACATCATACGGCATGCATCATACGGCATGCATCATACGGCATGCATCATACGGCATGCATCATACGGCATACATCATACGGCATACATCATACGGCATACGTCATGCATCATACATCATACATCATACATCATATATCATACATAATACGGCATACATCATACATCATACATCATACATCATTCATCATACGGCATACATCATACATCATATATCATGCATCATTCATCATACATCATACATCATACATCATTCATCATACGGCATACATCATACATCATATATCATACATCATACATCATACATCATACATCATACGTCGTACATCATACATCCTACATCATACATCATACATCCTACATCATGCATCATACATCATACATCATACATCATACATCATACATCATACATCATACATCATACATCATACATCATTCATCATACATCATACATCATACGGCATTTACCCAGTAATATACAAAAATCCGTTACAAACCTTCCGGCATTTTTTTATTTTCTATGAGAGAGAGTTACATAAATTTACAAGAATATGTTGTAAATTTTGATGTCTTATTTAAATACAAACGAGCTTTCAATCGTATGTATTTTTTAAATCCATATAAAATTAATTACATATTGAATTTTTCCAAAATAAATTAAAAATATACAAAAATCCGTTACAAACCTTCCGGCACAAAAAAAT